AAACTACCAGCTCCACCAAGTATATAAGCACCTAAATAACTTTGTAACCAAGGGTAAACATCAAGAATATTATTTATAGATCCTGTTCCTTGACTATCAGTATTGTATTTAACTTGAATATCTCCTAGTTTTACTTCTTCAAAATTACCATCTTTACCAGTTGTACCAGTAATGGCATCGGTATCATTTGCCAATGCCCTAGCTAATTCATATTGTGCATATTTAATATTTAATGGAATAGTAGAACAAGCTAATTCAACGCCATCAACTTGATAATTATTTCTTGGAAACTTTAATGCCTGTCCGTCATCACATCTATCTCCATAAAATACAAAACTATCAATCCATCTAGTAGCTGATATTAATGCTCTATTTTTCTGATCATCTGTTTTATTAGTCCAAGTACTCGAATCTGGGACGGTTTCAAAATAACTATTAGCTTCTGTCAATGTGACATAGCTATTTGCATTAGCATCTTTTATAGTTGCATTTATAGTGGCTGCCACGATAAGAAAGTAATTTTAGTTTTATTGTAGCGTAAAGAAAAAACCCCACCAATAATTGATGAGGCTTTTTACTACTTTGCTACTTAATACTATTAAGAAATAGTTGAAGTATCAAGTG